AGGCGGTCGCCGTGTATGGCGCGACAGTGCCGGTGAAGCTCGCCGTGCCCATAGTCGGCAGGGCGTCAGAGCAGATGAACGCTGTGCTGGCAGCCAGCGTCGGCGTGCCACTGATGGCCATGTTGCGCTGGCCGTCGAGCCCCGAGGCGATCGCCGTCGCACCGGACCCATCCTCCATCGGCCAGTACGCCACCACGGGAATGACAGACGCACCGACGATGATCGGGTCCGGGCTACCGGACTGGGTCAGCGCCAGGCGCAGAGCGCTGCCCACCGGGGCTGTCCCCTGGCCGAGCCGGCGCAAGAGCCCAGCCGCCTGAACGTCCACCCAGACGTCGGCGCCGGTCGTGTCCCAGTCCGGCGGCCATGCGGACACCTCGCCCCAGAACCGGTACGACTTGTCGTTGCCGGAGGGCACGCTAACGCGGAGCGGCTGGTTGCGGCCCAGTTGGCCGTAGTACGGGCCGAGCGGATTGCGCGGACTGAAGCGCCCGTCGCGGTTGTTCAGCTGGAACGCGCAGGACCCGGGGTCAGTGCCGGCCGACTCGTTCGGCCGACCGCGGCGGATGCTGACGTTCTGGCTACCGTCCCGCGTCATCACATACGAGGTGATGTCCACCCACAGGCCGCCGACGTACAGCTCCACCTGCAGCGGGGCGCCGCTCGGGCTCTCGCCACTGCCAGCGGACACAGCACCGAGCGGGCCAGCCTGCCCGCCGAGGCGACGCTGCCAGCCCGCTACCCGCGCGGCGATCTGCGGCATGGGCTACTCGTCCCAGACGATCCAGCAGCGCAGGTCAGACGCCGTGGTGGGTGTCGTCACCCGGACCCGCAGGAACTTCGACACGGCGACGATCGGCCGCTCGTCCGGCATCCACTGGTACATGTACGTCAGGCCGGACTCGCCGGACACGGACGACAGGGACACCGCGTCGAGGACCCGGCTCGCCGTAGTCGTCCCCTCAGCGGTCGCGGTATAGCCAGTCAGCGCGGCCCCCAGCTGCAGCAGCGACGCTGGCGCGTTGGGGTCGAGCGGCTGGACGCCAGCCGCCACGTGGGCCGTGACCGTCGCCGCCACATCGGTCTGGATCAGCTCGATGACACCGTCAGCACCCGGCGGGTCGTCAAGGGAGAACCCCCAGGCGATCGGCTGCAGCTGGCGTGTGGACGGCGTCGCCAGCTGCAGCATCGTCTTGATGGCCGTGCCCGTCGTGACGGACTGCTGAGCCGCAGTCGTCGGCATCGGACCGTTCCAGATCTTGTACCGGTGCATCTCTCCCTCTTCTCCGTCAGTTGCCGAGCACGGACTGCACGTTGCCGCCCCGCACCCGGATGTTCTTCCGCAGCCACACCATCAGCTCGTCCCCGGCATTGCCGCCCGCCCACTCCAGCTGCACAACCCCGCCCCCCTGGCCACCGCTGGCACCCGCTGCCATGCGCTGACTGTCCGGGTTGGAGTGCACCATCGCCCCCGGCGGCAGCCGCACCAGCTCCGGCCCGTTCTCACCCACCCACGTCAGCCCGCCGCCCTGCAGGCCGCCCGTCGCGGCGCCGCCGACGATCCCGCCGTGAGCATCGCCACCCATGAAGCGGGCGTTGCCCCGCTTCTCGTTGTAGATGATCGTGATGGTCTTGCCGTGCAGGGCGTCGATCTCGCCTTGGACCCGCTTGAGGTCCGCCATGATCTCGTCCTTCTCGGCGAGCAGCTTGACGCGCTTCTCGCCGCGGGCGTTCTGCAACGCCGACTCGGTCTCGGCGAGCTTGGCCTTCAGGTCGGACAGATCCCCGCGTAGGTAGGCCGTCTTGTCCGGGGTCTGCAGGATCTGGTTCGTCAGTTCTCGCGCCTGATCCCGGGTCAAGCCCATCTGCTGGGCCAGCTTCATCAGTTGCTCGCGGCCCCGGTCGTAGATCTTCCCGACCTCCGCCAGGCTGGACCCCGAATCGAGGGCAGCCACAGCCGCCGCGTCCGTCTTCGCCGCGAGCCCGGTCAGCGCGGCCTCCTCGGCCCGGGCCTTCTCCGTCGTCAGATCCATGTCGCCGTGCACGATCCGCAAAGCCCGGCCGTTCTCCAACGCCGCCTTCGCGGCCTCGTCGATCGCAGCCTCGAACCCCGCCATGCTGTCCAGCGCCGACCGGTTGACGTCGTTCAGGTCGCTGATGGCCTGCTTCAAGCCCTTCGCCGTCATCGCCTGCTCGTCGAGCGCCTTGCTCGTCTCCATGGCCTGGTTGCCGAGAGCGCCCATGGAGTCGGCAGTGAGACCTTCGGTCATAGCCGTTGCTGCCAAGGCGTCCTGGTACTTGTGCATCTCGTCGGCGAGACGCTTCGGGTCCCCACCCTGATCGGCAAGGGCTTGCTGGAGTCGCTTCAGTGCGGCGGCAGCGAGGTCTGCGTGGCCGCCCTTGACCATTCCGGCCAGGGCCTCGTCGATCGAGTTGATCTGCTGCGTGGCCTCCTTCATGCTGTTCGACTTGGCCATGCCCAGGCTCATGATCTTGTTCATGGTGTCGTTGAACTTGTCCATGCCAGCCGACTTGCCGCCAACCCGGTCGACGGCGTAGGCAAGCTTCTCCAGGTCCTTGCCGAATGTCTCAGTGAGTTGACCCGTCTTAGCCCCGCTGCGAGCCAAACCCGAAAGGGAGTTGGTCAAGCGGTCCACGTCCGGCGCCGCCTTGGCACTCGATGCGGACAGCTGGAGCGCGACCGCCACAACCAACCCGATCGCTGTGGCCGCGAGGGCCAGCTTGGCCTTGGTGGACAGCGCCGCGAACGCGGCCCCAAGGGTGTTCACGCTCTGGCCTGCGGCGGTCGAGACGAGCATCGTCTCGAACATGCGGGCCTTGTATGCGGCCATTGCGACCTGTGTCGCCTCGAACGCGGTCGTCAGGGTCCTGACGAGTGCGACGGTCTTGCCGATGACAGCGAACGCGGTCAGCGCGGCCACCAAGATGCCGACGCCCTTCGCCATGTCGATCATGGTGTCGCGGTTGTTCAGCATCCACGTCGTGGCCTTCTGCAGTGGCGGGATCAGCTTCTCCCCAAGCGTGATCATCAGCGCCTGGAACGTCCCCTCCAGCTCCTTCGTCTGCTGAGCCAACGTCTGCTGAGTCCGCGTCCACGCCGCACCGAAACCCTTCGCGCCCTCCTCCAGCGCCGGGTACTTCGACTCCAGGCGGTCCATCTGACCGACCAGGACGTTCAGGCCCGCGCCGGCCTTACGCCCGAACGCATCGGTGATGATCTGGCCCTGCTTGTCGGCCGAGATCCCGGCGGCGTCCATGCGGCCGACCAAGTCCTCCAGCGCGAGCTTGAGGCCGCCGCGCTGCATGTCATCGGCCAGCGTGGTCGCGGTCAAGCCGAGGGTCTCCAGGGCCGCCTTCGAAGTGCTGACGGGCTTGGCCAACGCCATGACAGACATGCGGAGTTGGTTGCCCGCCAGGGACCCCCGGATGTTGTTGTCACCGAAGACGGCGAGAGCGGCTCCGACATCGGTGATGGTCAGGCCGAAGCCCTTGACCGTCGCCACCATGCCGGACCCGAACGCGCTTGCGAGATCCTGCATCTTCATGTCACCAACACCGACCGTGGCGTTGAGGACACCCATCGCCTGATCGAGGTTCTCCACACCGGGGATGCCAGCCGCCACAGCAGCCGTCAGGGCGTTGGTGACATCCACCAGGTCGGCGTGGCCGACCGCGGCGCCCTTCGCCGCGGTCTCGGTCAGCTTGAGGGCCTGCTCCGACGTGATGCCCATCGACTCGAAGTTCGACTCGACGTGGAACAGCGCCTCAGCCAGGCTGTCCGGGTCGGAGCCGACCTTCGCCGCGATGTCCAGCACGCCCTTCTTGAGCGTGCCCAACTCGCTCTCCGCGACCCCGGCCTGAGTGACCAGCAGTGTCATCTCGGAGTCGAACTTGGTGGCCATCTTGACGGCCTCGTAGCCGACCGCGGCCATGCCGAGAGCCGCCGCACCCGCGATCTTGTTGAGCTTGCCCATCGACGATTCCATGCTCGTCGCACCCGCCTTGGCCTCGGCGAAGGCAGGGCCCGTCATGTTCTTCGCGGTGACCAGGATCTCGACGATGTTCACTCAGGCTCCTCCCTCCTCCCTAGGTGCGTGATCGTCAACAGGCGGAGCATCTCGGCGGGTTCGGCCAGCACCTCGGATGGCAGTTTGTGCCAGCGGTCGCACAGGCCGAGGATCGTCTCGGCGTGAATCAGCTCGCGAGGCTTTCGGACGGGACGTCCATCGGAATCGACGCCTCCACCGACGGCACGCCATCGGTGGAGGTCTGCGGCAAAGGGCCGGCCACGCCGTTGATGGCGTCCATCCAGGCGGCGATGATGGCCATGTTGAAGTCGAGGTCGAGCGTCTTGAGCCCGTCCATGGTGTGCGGGATCTTCTCCCCCGAAGGGGTCTCCGCGTTCCAGGAGAGGATCGCCCCGGACAGCATCTCCAGCATCTGCTGCGTCGCGCCCTGGGCCGCCTCACCGCCGCCGGCCCGCACGAGCTGGGCTGCCTGGAACTCCAGGAACTGACCGGTGTTCAGGCTCTTGGCAGTCACCTCCAGCCCGGCCATGTCGGCGTCCTCAAACTTCAGGCGGTACGCCTTCGGCGTCACTACGTAGGGCATCGGGCGTCTCCTGGTCAGGGGTGGGGTGGGCTTAGGCCCAGGTGGGGACGGTGCCGTCGGCCAGGACGCCCGGCACCGACCACGTGAGCTCACCGGACGCGGACCGGCTGAGCGGGTAGTCGGTGAACAGCACCTCGTTGTTCAGCGAGACCCCGTTGACGGTCAGGCTGAGCGTGCGGGTCACCGACGTGGACGGCACGGTCTTGAACACGTCGTGCGACTTGTCGGTGGCCGCATTGAAGACGCCCTTCAGCGTCACCGAGAAGTCGGCGAGCAGGAGCAGCCGCTCCATCGCGCTCTTGTCGATGCCCGTGATGTCCTGCACCGCCCGCGGCGTCGCGAACTGGAGGTCCGTCACGTCGTTCTTGATGTCCTTCGCCACGCCGGCCGAGTTGTCGGCACTGCACGTGGTCCACCCGAGCCCGGATGCCTTCGCCATGGTCAGCCCCTCTCTATCTGGTCGGCGAGCCGGAGTTGGTGCTCGCCGAAGTCGTCGATCCAGTCCTGCGCGTTGGCGTGCTGGCGCAATTCGCCGGTCGGGTTGCCGCGCCAGTCGCCGCCGCGCACGAGGTACAGCTCGGGCCGGTCGAGCGGCAGTTGGTGGCTGCCGAAGCAGGACTGCCCGGCCTCGAACGTGAACCGCGTGAGGCCAGGGAGCCGCTCCTCGACGTATCGCCGGCCGGACTGCTTGCGGATGTAGTGGGCCTGCTGCTGGCCGAGGACGGTGGCCTCGTCGATGGTCGACTGCCATCCGTGCTCGTGGGCGCCACAGCCCGCTTCGGCGCAGGTCGCGGGCCGCCAGTGCGTGGCCAGCGGCGACGAGACCCGGTAGGTCTTGTAGGCCTCGACCGGCATGTTCGGGGTGATCCGATTGGGCTGCTGCTGCATCAGAACACCTGCCCCGCGATCTCGTTCTTCGTGAGGTGCACGGCGAACGTGACGCTGGTGACGCCGCCGGTGGTGACGGTGACC